GAGTGATCGGTCGGTTGTCCGCCGATGACCGCCGGAGGCGGTTGCCCTCCGGGTGATGGACACGGGCGCGGCGTAAATATGTGTGTAACTTTTGTTACTTAGTTAATTAAAGTTTGCTTTCGTTGACTTGAATCTTTTCGTCACACACCGACATTCGATTGTTGCTTACCATGTTGCGTTTGGTCTTTTTAATGCTATTCCCATAGCATTAGAAATTAAGTTAAACATTACTTTATATCCTTCATCGTTAGGGTGCAATCCATCTGAAAGTAAGCTATCTATTGTTATTCCTTTGTTAGAACAATAGTCAAGGAATAAATTATAAACGCTAATGAATGGAATTTTATTTTCACATGAAATAGATCTAAGTGCATTGTGAATATCTTCCATGTGAATACGGAAATCTTTTTCGTTTGCGATGGATGCAGGTATGCAAGCCATAATGATTAAGTCTTTTCCATAATTTTTAATGGTTTTAATAGTGTCAGTAATATTCGTATAGAATGATTCTAAGTTGTTGTATTGTCTGTCGTTAGTACCAATCATTAAAACGATACAATCAAAGTTATAGGAGGTATCCATGAAATTATTGATAAAGTATTTTAAATCTTCGCTATCAATTCCACTCATTCCAAAGTTTCTAACAATGATATTGAATTTTTCATTCATATAATTTTTAAATAATTGTGCCCAACCATTCCCGTCTAGTGCTTCATACCATCGTCTACCACCTGAAGTCCAAAGATATTCTCCAATTTTATAACCAGATGTAGCATTCGGGTTATTCGGACCATTACCTCTCACATTATATGATTTCCCATCAATAACGGCATCATACTGTTGAAAACCTGACGACCCCGCACCTTGCGTGATACTGTCACCAATTAAACAGATTCTATAGTTGTAATTAGGGGCGTTCACTGTCATATATTTTCCAATAACATCAATTGGTGTGTTATTTTCCGATATATCCGAATCTTGTTGATACATGGGAGGGTAATCTTTCTTTTGCCACGAAAAACAAAAATATTTTGCTCCGTTTGGAATTTTGATCTTCGTAAAATTTTCACTTAATAAATAATTTTGGTAACCTTTTACAAGTAATCCGGAAGAAGTAGATGGTCTCGTCCAAAATGAGATATAGAAAAAAGATTTGTCATCAACAAATTTTCCTTTTTTTACGGTAATAAAATTCGTTTCATTATTGATTGGTATTAAATTAGATGTTACGAATGAATCATTGTTATCCACAGTACCGCCATTTGTTATTTTATGATTAAATATTGCTTTTGCAGTTTTCAAACCTACTCGTTCATTCATACTAGGAATATCCATAAATATTTGAAGTGTTGATACAATATTAAAGCAAAATCTAACATATGCCGTATTGGTAGGAAAAGAAATTTTTTCCATATGATATGTTTGGGTTCCTACTTCATTAATAAAGTTTAATATATTCATTTCACTATCGAAATATATTACACTAGCATATTTTTGATTGGAAGGTTTTTTCCAACTACCGTTGAGAAAATATTCATTACATCCTGTAACATTTATAAAGTCGGTGGTATACCACTCATTAAGAATTTCTAGATTGCCTGTTGTAAGAAGTGCAGTATTATCAATCGTGCGATAATTTAATATATTATTAATATTTTGTAGTCCAACTAAATTTTCCTTTACTGAATTAATTGTATCTCCCGTAATTTTAGCATCAGCGGCGGCATTTTCTACCGTCAATGACTTATCAATCGGCGGATTGGATGGATTCGTGATATTAGCTTTCAACCATGTCGCTACTTCGTTGCTTACAGTTGGTTTCAGCAGATGAAGCAGTTCTCCGCTTTCTTTCATTGCTTCGATTTTCTTGTTTACTTCGTTCTGTACGTCGAGATTTGAAAAATACTGATTGATAAAATCATGTAACGCTTTGTAACTTTTTACAAGTTCGTCCTGCGCGTCAAACATTTCTTTTACCGTTTTAAACAGAACAACAAATTTGTTTTCCAGACTCAATGTCCCATTGAAATCATACGGAATCCCCCGCACACTTGCAACAACCTCACAAGCCTGCGTAATCATCTGACCAAAGTCGGGCAAATTTGGAAAATCTGGAATCTTTGGTTTATCTGCCATTGCTATTCCTCCTTAATAAAATTGATAGAACAGTTCTCTGCAATCATCGCAGATACGTTTGTTAAGATTAAGGATAGTATCTCGGAATCTCTGTACTTCTAAGGAGTAACTACCGTCAAAACCCTCATCTTCAATCGTATCATTATTATCTGCATGATACGTGTCATTGCTGTTGGTTTTTGTTGTATTTTCTCCGTTGCTGACCGCACTATTATGGATGGTATTCTGTCCCCGATCCATCGTAGACGCATAATTCGTTCCGGCAAAATTAATCTGCGGGTTGTCGGAATGGATATTTTGGGTATTGTTATTTGTATCGGCTGTCGTTGTGTTTTTCGCTGTGCTGTCTCCCGAGATCACACCTGTTCGTGTATCGTCTTTTGTACTCGTTACTTTTCTTGTACTCTTATGAGTAATCAGCGGGTTGTATTCAAAAGTAATACTTCGGTACAACTGTTCATAGTATGGCATGTTAACCGTAAGTATCTTTTTCAGATGATACTGAAATTCACCAATTGTTTCTAACCCGATCTGCTCGCGGAAATACTGTAAACAGAACGTTTTTTCGAATGCCAGCTTTACAGCGGCATATTCCGGGGAATCGGCATCCGCATAGAAAGGAAAATCAAAATTGAACACCAACGCAACCGCTTTTTCGATCATACCGTCAATGTTTTGCTTTTCGAGGGGATGGATGACGTTATCGGCAATGACCAACTGCTCAATGGTATTCGTCAATGTTTTCGTTTCGTAGTGATAGTCAAGAAACATTATTCCACCTCACTTTCCGGCGTGTCGTTTCCGTTGTTTTCTTGTGTGTCGGTTTTGGCATTTGTAGTGTCGAAAACATCCGGTCGGTTAATCGGCGTTACCATCTCAGAATGAAAACGTACATGGATATTCAAACCATACATTTGATTGATCGCATCAAGTCCCCTCTGAATGGTAGCCAGATTTCCGTTTCTTGTTAACTCGATTTCTCCATCGTTGTAACTCGTTTCTGCGGAAACCAGCCGTTCCGGTTTTTCAACTCCGCTTGCTTCGATACCGAGATCAGCCAGACACTCTGCTACTTCTCTCTGTGCGGCGGTGTCAAGTTCGTTAAAAATCGGTTGCACTTTCAGATCAATGGTATCAATTTGAATCTGTTTTCGCAGATCGTTTTTTGCTTTGATAAATGGAATGTTTTTTACCCACTTTTGAATAAAGTTGTCAATGCTGAGTTTTTGCGTAGAATCTCCGCTGATGACAACTGGCGTCCTCTGTTGAATCACGTTTACCCTTGTTGACGCTTTTTTCTCTGCTAGACTCTGCGAATGCAGAATAATGCTTAAAATTTCCGGCACGGCAAAAGGTCTTGCGAAAATCAACGCGCTTTCTTCTTTATCCGTCTGTTCATAATACTGTCCGTTCATGGCATAAGCAATCCAATCGGTCGGGATACCATAAATATCCGGCTCACCTACCAGATTCACGCCGAAAACACCATACAGTCCGGTGATTGGTTCTTTTTTGAACAGACACATTCCCTGCCATAACAGATAGGAGTTGAGCATCCGCGGCGGAATCTCATCCGGTAAACCGTCATACTCATAACGTGATAATGCTAAATTTACAAACTTGTCAAAAAAGTGCCGGAAATATAGTTTTTCTTCCGGTGATGTATTCGGATTATTTTCCCACTGTCCCCATACTTCCTTGTTACTCACCCGATACGGGTTATTGTACATGATATCACCTCCTTAGTTATTGGAAAGACCATAGTTTCCCACATCGTCCGTATGCCAGAACGTAACGCCGCGGTTAAACATTGTCTGCAAAAAGTTGATATCATCGGTAACACACGAACCATGCAAGCTGCAATTAACCGTTTTGACAAAATTCCAATTTGAACGCCCCGTAATATTGGGTACTTTAATTTTGTGCGTTGCATATCCGTACATTGTGAAAAAATCGTCGATTGTTTTTGCCATCTGAGCGGTTACACTCATCACATGACAGTAAACTTGACTGCCGAACAATGCGGCGGCAACATAACTTCCAGATGAATTGCCTTTTGCTGTCGGTGGAATCAAATCATGACTTTCTTTTTGTGCGTTAATGTTTTCGTTCAGTAGATATGTTCCGGTTGCCGCGGTATAAATGCTTTCAACGCCAGCGGCTAAATTTCCGCTTAATGCTCCGACTAATCCTCCGGCTAAATTTCCAATCTGCGAAATTGCATTCTGCTTTTTGGAGTAGTCCCATAACGGACTAGACTGCGCTAGAAAAGCCTGATAGCCGTCATTTGTCCATGCACACTGTGGGAAATTATTGATGATAAAACCGTATGGGGATTTTGACCCACCAGTACGTTTATATTCACGCGGAGCCACAAAGATTGCCGGAATATTAAACATAACGCCATACACCTGCATGGTTAATGCTCCATTTTTACCGTATTCGAAATTAAAAGTATGCTGTATTCCCGAACCATCGTTGACCAGACAATAACAATAGGGATACTGAAATAGTTTATTGTTTTTCGGGATATAGCCGTCAAGTGCATCTGGCTGAACGGTTACTTGTGTATAAGCAGATGCATCTGTCTGGAAACACGCTTCTGGTGCTTGATATACATTAACAATCGCATCTCCGTTTCCGCTTTTGACGTACTTCTGGATAACTGTGATTAAGTCCGTATATTTTGTTTTCCGAGTAAATGTCAAACCAGATAAAATTCCCTGATTGACAATGGGTATAATATTTGTTCCGTTTTCGTCTGCACTCGCGCTCAAACAATACTGCATCGGACCGAGATTCAAAAGTTTCTGTTCGTTCGGATTGTCCACGTATTCCCCCGTTTCCAGATTTTCTGGCACTAAATTAATTCCGGCATAATCAGCTTTTTTGTCAATATGTTCCCGTTCCACATAGCACGGCTGTAATACCACATCGTAAAAACTGTTCTGGAAACGATCGGGTTCGAAATAAATCTTAAAACTTCCGTCACTCAACCATTCTACGCGCGTCACAAAACCGAAATACCATTCTTCCGTATAGGGTTTGTTCTGAAAAGCAATATAATTGCATTTCAGAAATTCACTCTCATTCCCTTTTCCCTTATACGTCAGTTCTCCCCATCGTACGGGCGCGGATTGCTTAAAAATATGAATTGCTTTTTCTCTTACATGAGCCAGACAGCCAGCTTTTCCATTTTCATAATAACGCACATGTTCATAGTCATTTCCCCATTCAATCCCACTTGCTAAAATTACCTCGGTCTGCGGGGAAACAGCCGCCACATCTTTCTGTGGCGGCATCGGAATGAAATTATCCATGTTTACACCCTCTTACTTAATCGGTCGTAAAGTAAATGTTTGCCGTTTTGGAAGAATCGAAACGGCTGGTAATCACAACTTTTACGCTCGTTGTTTTATTTGCTTTCGTTTTCAGATTCTTTTCGTCTTTTGCGATTCGAAGAATCGTAGTTCCCGGGATTACAAACGTATCGGCAGAAGAGTTACCCTCTACTTTTACGTCAATCGCTTTATCAGCTACCCCATCAGAATCAACAGAAAAACTTCCGCCAAAGTCCACATCTGTTCCGTGTTTCACCAGTCCTACATCACGTGCGGTGATGGAAGAAACAAGAACTTTCTCTGTTGTAAACACAATGATCGGATAAAACAGGGAATAAGAGAACATCTCTTTCACCGTATACGTGCTGTTCCATCGTAAACCACGGTTTACATTATCCTGTACCATCATGCGATACTGTTCGCGGATTTTGAAAAACCGCTTGTCCACCAGCACGGCAACAATACCCTCAGCATCGTTAAAGTGATCAATTAAAACCTGCTGTGCTTTCGGAATCATCCGGTCGAGATTGTACGCGCTTGCATAACTGTCAACGTTCATCGCGGCTTTGGTATCTGGGTCGACAAACAGAAGAATGGTATCTTCTTTTGCCGCCGATGTCGCGCCTGCAAAGTTGTACAGTGGGTTCGGAAACTGAATTTTATCAATATAAGACTGAATCTGTTTTGCAAGCGCATTGGCACTCGCCTGGTCAGTAACCGGGTCTACGTGTACCGGATAAATCTGACCCGCGCTCTTTGCAGATGCAATCAGTTCTTTTGCCGTGGTAAACTCATCCCAGTTACAAGCGGAAACGACACTCTCTACTTTTGCCTGTACCAGACTTCTGAGTCCGTAATCATCGAGAAATGCGCCGCGCATATCCTCAAACCAGATCGTCACCGGATAATCGTTGTTGAAATTGATTACATGATACAGCGCCATGATATAGCTGTCATAAATGGCGGTCGCATCTTCGATGCTGATATTCGCATCGTGCGCATAGCCCTGTGCAAAATTTACGTAGACTTCCTGTTCTCCGTTTCCAAACGGCATGGCGTTACTATTCAACACGCGCAGAGGATTGCGGAACGCTTCGGTACTGATGGACTGGCTGGCAATCAGATTGACCAGTGCCGGAACGAGTTCGTTTCTTGCCATCGGATTGTACGGGTCAGTTAACGTTTTCGCAATATCTGCGATATTTTCGCGTGTTGCCACCGGGACGCGGTCACGGTAATCAACGCTCATCGTCTGCCGAACGGCGTTCAGCATATTAATATTGGTCATATCTAATTTTTCTGCCATGTTTTCACTCTCCTTTTCCGCTCATGATGAGCTGAGACATATCAAGATCATTGATACTTGTTGCGGTTTCTTCCGGTTTCGGCGCGTTTCCGCCAAACTCGGTTACTTTTGTGATACTTCCGCCGTGGGAAAGATCAGACCAGCGGCTTTTGATTTCTGCGACCGCGGCATCATACTTTACGCGCAGTTCGTCCCGTTCCGCAACCAGCGCGTCACGTTCGGACATCAGCGCTTCGATATCGGTATCTTCGGTTTTGATTTTTTCGCTGATGGCGGCGATTGCGTCACCGTGCGTTTCGATGTTTCCAATGTCTGCTACAATTTCTGTCCAATACTCTTCCAGTGTCATGTTAAAACCTCCTGTTTAAATTGGGATATAACCAGATCGGCATTTTATGCCGTTTTGGTTTCATTGGTTGGGGCGGTTCGGGCGGTTCTGGTTGTTCACCTTTTGCCAGATACCGATATACCATAATAGCGTTATGCAATCGTTCGGAATCGGATAGATAGCGATTTCCAACAATCCATCCGGTAATTGCAGAATCTTTTGCGTGTTCGGAAATATAATGGAAGCACTCGTGCGCTTTTTCCTGCCGAAAAGCTAGCGTTCCATCGTCACTGATACCCTCCCACCCTTTCATATAGGCGGCGGTCAATGCGTCTAGATCGGTACTGTCACTGTGCAAAAACGCTTGCAGATTTTCGTAAACACTAGCGGCTCCGACCGAATACCAAACATTTTCATAAATCAGATATTCTAACTGCGCGTTACCATCGTCCCGGCTGTACCCGTTTGCGTCAAGCCAATGAAATAACTGCGTTCGCCGATTCGTGTCGGCGTTATCCGTCCACTGACCCAGACCATAACCGGGCGAGCCGACAATCGTGCCTTGCCACAATCCAGGATTGATGGTTGACTCCTGCCAGAAGTTGCCACAGATGGCGGCAATGACATACTGGCTGATACCGCTTTGTACCTCAACTGGGTATCGGTACAGATACGTCCATGCACTGTATGGACTCACAAACGTATTAATAGATACCTGTCTTTCCAGTGGGTAGCTATCGGTGTGCGCCCCCATGGTATACCCGCCGCCGTCTGCCGGGTCATATACCATTTCGGTATGCCCGGAACGCCACAAAATATCGCCTTTTTTCCAAGGCTGGTTTGCGGTTCCTTTTTGGAATCCCGCACCGATCAGATACCCGTCCATGCTCCGAGTGGTAAACCACGGATTGCTTGCCAAAAAACCACCAACGGTACAACAATAACTCATGAGGGACGAACAATCATAGTACGTAATCCCTCCCACGGTCTGCCCCTCACGATACGTTTGGGAATAACCCACGTTTGGATTATTACAAATTTGTATGCAAGTATGATAAGCAAGTGTCAGATCAGCCACGGGTCAGTCCCTCTTTTGCAACGTAACCAGTATAGACGATTCCATTGACAACCGCTTTTACAAGATACCACTCATTTGTATAATACCCGTAGTTTCTAACACTGGTTCCGGTCGGCAACGTTAAAATGACCGTTTTATCCATTCCCGCGCCAACACGCAGATGATAGCGGTCATTGGTATGATACGCTCCTGCAATTTTCCGGTCAAAACTACGCGCGGATTCTGCTTTGATTGAGCTTTCCATCACGTTCTGTGGTTTGTCGTTTTTTCCCGCATACCGATAATGGACGGTATTCTCATACGGGAGATCATAATAAGACCGAACGCAGATTTCTTTTCCGGTCTGATCTCCCGTCTGACCATCAATCCCGCCGTTTTCGGACTGGCTGGCGTGAACGATGCGGTTCGCGTCAACCGACATCGTTACATGATGCCCGGCTGCAAGGTGGATATCACCGCGTTTCCACGGTTTGCCGCATTTTACGAAACCAGCGTTTACCAACTGTTCGCCGAGATTTCTTGTGGTACTGTACTGACTGACTGGAAACCCAGCTTTTGCAAGTGCAGTTCCTACCAGACTAGAACAATCATAATCAGGTCCATTCCGGTGTACCTGTGAGTAACCGTGGCGATCATCGGCGGCGATCTGTTCCTCCCATGCAACTGCGTTTTCGATTTTACTCATTCTTTCCACCTCCTAAGTGCTGGCAAAGCGAATTAATCGCGGTTGTATTCGCTTCTACACTTTTCCGTAATTCTTCCATTTCTTCCTTGTGTGCGTCTTTTTCTCTCACAAGATACCAAAAAAGCGCGCCGCAACAAACGATTGGAAAACCGAGACTGCCAATTAACTGTGTTACCATCGTTACATCCATTCTTCCACCTCCGTATCATTCCATTTCAACCAGTCCTCAATCTCACTAACTTTATCACACAGAATAAAGTTATGAATGAATCGGATTGGCGATTTACTGTTATAAGAGTTGCCATCCATGAAAAAATAATCCCATAAGTAACGGATATGAGATTCATAATTTTCATGTGGGACGATAATCAAAGTGTCTTTCTCATCCCCTCTATAACGTACCGTATAAGCAAGATATGCATTTTCTTTTTTCATCATTCCGACGATCATATTAAAAACGATATTCGCCATCTTTGCTCCTTTCTTCCTGCCCAGTCAAGCGGATATTCGCAATCCGCTTTGCTACTTGCTCATAACCGAATAACTGCTC